CGTTCGTTCGAAGAAGAAGTGTTGATGACGGGTTTTGGTACGGCCCCGGTCAAGTCCGAAGGTGATCAGGTGTTCTTCGACACCGCCTCCGAAGCTTGGACGAGCCGCTACAACCATGAAACCGTTGCCATGGCTTTCGCCATCACCGAAGAAGCTATCGAGGACAACCTCTATGGCACGACGGGCAAGATGAAGGCGAATGCGATGGGCCGTGCTATGGCGAACGCCAAGCAGGTGAAGGCCGCTAACGTCTACAACAACGGCTTCAACACCAACGCCCTCTACGCTGGCGGTGACGGCAAGCCGCTGTTCGCTTCCGACCACCCGACGCTTGCTGCCGGTACGCAGTCCAACAAGGTTAGCTCGGACCTGTCCGAAACTGCCCTTGAAGCGGCCCTTATCAACATCTCGTTGACCAAGGATGACCGTGGCCTGCTGATTGGCGCCCGCGCCGTGAGCCTGCACATTCCTCCGCAGCTTCAGTTCGTTGCTCACCGTATCCTGTTCTCGGACCTCCGCGTCGGTACGGCTGACAATGACACGAACGCTATGAAGGACATGGGCCTGTTCTCGAAGGGCTACACCGTCAACCACCGCTTCACGGACACCAACGGTTGGTTCATTCGCACTGACGTGCCGAATGGTACCAAGATGTTCATCCGTGCGCCGCTGGCCACCAAGGACGACGTAGACTTCCTGACCGGCAACATGCGCTACAAGGCCCGCGAGCGTTACAGCTTCGGTTGGTCTGACTGGCGTCAGTGGTACGGCTCCTCTGGTTCAACCTAATGGTTTGGGGGCTTCGGCCCCCATTCCTCCATCCTTAAGGAGAATCAGATGACTAACTTTGCTTTCCCTGTCAATATCGACAATCGCGAACCGGCTTCCGGTAGCCCTGTCGATATGACGACTGCCCGTGTTCCGGGTCGCTTTTCTGTAGTAGTGAATACCGCCAAGTCAGGTACGGCTGTTGGTGCTACCACCATTCCGCTATTCGTGGCCCCTGCCGGTTCCAACTTCTACGAGTGCGTCCTTGACATCACGACTGCCTACGACAATCTTGACACCAAGATTACCGTCGGCACCTCGGCGAACCCCGCGACTCTGTTTGCGGCCACTTCCGTAAACACCGCAGGCCGTCGCGCTTACGCTGGTACGGGCGCCCAAGTCTCCACCAACAGCATTGCGCTGGCGGCGGATACCACGGTCCAGGCCATCGTGTCTATTGCTACTTCGACTGTGGCGGCGGGTTCCGTCATTGTCCACGTCGTAATCGGCTAACAAGCTGCGGCAGGCTCCTCCTTCGGGCGGGGTCTGCCTCACTTGCTTTAGGAGCAAGCCATGCCCGGCATTAAGACTATTCGAGTTATTCCTTTCCAAGTGAGTACCTCGGCCACAACCACAAGCGACCCAATCGATCTCGACTACCGCTTCGACGGCTCGCCTGCCCGGTGCTTCTGGGTGCAGAAGAGCGCCGCCGCTGGCCCCTCCATCTTCTTGGAAGCCGCACCTTTCGAGACCGGCCCGTGGATCGCCTTCGCTGAAATCTCAGCCGCCGTAACCACCACGCTGGTTCAGGTGATTTTCGACGTGCCATATGTGCGTTCGTCGTACGCTGGTGGTGGCCCGCTCGTTACCATTTACGGAGTCGTCTGAGGAGCAGCGCCAATGGCAACCAGCGGCGTCGCTTCCTTCAATCCGACTTTCGATGAGATACTTCAGGATGCGGCTGCCATGGTTGGTGGTGGCCCCCTTCTTGCTGACGAACTGATCAGCGCCCGGCGTGGCCTTGACTACATGCTCACGTCGATCCAAAACCAGAACGTACTTCTTCACAAGATCGAAACCACCGTCGTCCCCGTCTCGGCGTCCGTCAGTTCGCTCACGTTCGGCTCATCCATCTCAGATGTCCTAACAGCTACTGTCCGCACCTCGACGACCGAAATGCTGCTTGACCGCGACGGCTATGAGCGTTGGGCTGAAATCCCCACCAAGTCCGTCACGGGGCGCCCAACGCGCTACTGGTGGGACCGGCGCCGCGACTCCAACATCATGAACTTGTGGCCGCTCCCTGACCAGACCTACTCCATCGTCCTAACAGTTCAAAAGAACGCCGAAGACACGCTGCGGGCTTTCGACAACATCGACGTGCCCCGGCGTTTCCTGCCCGCCGTCACTTACGGCCTTGCCTACTGGGTAGGCTTGCGGCGTGGCGCCCGCGTAGACCAGAACCGCCTTGCCCTTTTGAAGGCCGAATACGAAGCACAACTCAAGGCAGCGATGCGTGAAGACCGTGAACGCGGTTCCGTCCTCGTCAGAATTGGGAGGCGGTAATGGGATACACCTATAGCACATTGGTGGCCGATGTCCAAGCCAATATGGAAGAAGATTCCGCTGAGTTCGTCTCCGCCCTGCCCTCCATCATCGAGCGCGCCCAGGGCTATTTGCAGCGGCGCCTTGACCCCATCAATACGTTCCGGTTCACCGAAATATCTGTTAGCGCCTCTACCCGGACATTGGCGCTCCCGTCTGATCTGCTCGTTCTCAAGTCCATCCAGGTTTGCGCGACCGGCGGCTGGACCACCCTCCTAGAACAGAACAACGAGTTCCTTACCGCCTACTGGCCGGACTACACATCGTGTGCGCCCACCAAGTACTACGCGCCCAAGGACAACGCCACGATCTTCTTAGCGCCGACGCCGCCCACCAACTCGACCGCGCTCATCGAATACATCCCACAAGTCACCATCCTCAGTTCGGCTGCACCCACCAACTACTTCTCTGAGAAGGCGGACTCAGCTTTCTTCGCGGCGGCCATGATGTACGCGAACGCCTGGACCAAGAACGCCAACGCCATCCAAATCTGGAAGGGTCTCGTCGACGAAGAACTCGCGGTCCTCAACATCGAGTACACGCGGGCGCGCCGCTCCGACTCCTCCAACCGGAACCAAGGCTCGCCTGAAAACACTATCGCAGGTCAGCCCTAATGTCCGTATGGAATATGTGGTCGGTCTGTGATCGATGCGGCTTCAACTACAAACGCAAGCAACTCCGCAAAGAGACCACGAACTTTGTTGTCTGCCATTCCTGCTACGACGGGCGCTTTGACCTTAAGAACCACCCACAAAACTACTCTGCAAAACCGCGCCGCGAATCTTTGCCTGTGCCCGATGGGCGCGCCCAACAAGACCTCACCGTCTACTTGGCTATCGAAACTGGAGGCTATCTACTTACCGAGTCTGGTGACCAGATCATTGTGACGCCCGTTCAGTGGAACCCGTCCATGAGTTCGCCGAGCTAGTGCCATGGACTTAGTTGCCATGTGGAAAGTCCTCTCCGACATCTTGCTGCCGCTTGCTTTGGCGTGGGCTGCCTATTTGCACAGGGAACTGAAAGCTATGGACCAGAAAATCGAAAAGCTCCATGACGAACATTTCCGGCACGTAGCCCAAGTCAACAAGGACTTCGCAACCCGTGAGGTAGTCAGCGAGCTTGAAAACAAACTCACGGTTGTGTTAAATAGAATCGACGACAAAGTCACACGCATTCTCCAGGAGCGCAAGTAATGCCCTCTACCTATGATCCACTCTTAAGGCTTGAGCTTCAGGCGACTGGCGAGAACGCCACGACCTGGGGCACCAAGACCAACAACAACCTCGACCTTATCGCAGTCGCCATCGCAGGCATCACCAACCTTACCGTGATTTCGGGTGACACCAGCCTCACGACTGCCAATGCCGCTACCGACCAGGCCCGCGCTGCCATCCTGTTCTTGACAGGCTCGCCCGTCAGCACTGCCAATCTGATCGTGCCTACATCGCCCAAGACCTACGCGGTCATTCGCAACACAAGCGGCGGCGCCGACATCATCATCAAGCAGGCAGGCGGTACGGGCGCGACCCTTCCCGCCACAGGAAACGAGATCATCGTCTGCACCTCAACTACTTGCGTCGGCCTCATTGGCCCCTTCGACGCCCGGATCGCCGCAGTTTCCGCGTCTGTGTCTTCACTTAACGCACAAGTCATCCAGATCGCAGCATCCGTCTCGGCTATCAACACACAGCTTGCTACGGTATCTGTTCTCGTTAGCACCATCAACGCCCTCGACATTCGCGTCATCGAGTAACCATGTCGGCCACGCTCCAAGACCAGCGCCTCACAGAACTGAACTTCAAAGTCGGTGTCATCAAAGAGAACACCGAGCTGGACGCGACTGGCCATTGGGTCGATGCCGACAAAATCCGCTTCCGCTTCGGGCGCCCCGAACTCATGGGTGGCTGGCAAAACATCATCGACCCTTCGCAGGCCAACAAAATCTCTGGCGTCCCGCGCCTCCTCGACACCCTCCGCAACCGACTGGGCCAGCAGGCAGCATTCATCGCCACTAACCAAGGCGCCTTTTCTAGCGAGTTGTCGACATTCTACAACATAACGCCCGTGGTGTCAACCCTTGCCACTTCTAACATCCTATCGACGACCGCAGGCTCCAACAAAGTCACCGTGTCGGTCTCCGCTCATGGCCTGACAGATGGCACGCTCGTTGAAGTCGTATCGGCGGCAGCAACTATTGGCGGCAACGTCGTCATCAACCCGGTGTCTTCCGTCTCGGCCATGTTTCCTGTGAGCGTCGTCGATGCCAACAGCTTTACCATTCAAGTAAGTTCTACTGCCGCCGCAACCTCCGCCGCAACCGGGGGCGCCATCACCATCGGCTTCTGCTACGCAGCAGGCCCACAAAACACCACGCAACAAAGCGGCTGGGGCACGGGCGCATGGGGCGGGAACTTCGGCTGGAACCAAGCCGCTGGCGCAATACCCCTTCCGCTTCGCCTATGGTCTGCCGACTTGTGGGGCACCGATCTAATGGTAGTTCCTTCCAAGGGTCCCCTCATGTACTGGAATACCAGCGCGGGCATCACTGACCGCATGACCATCGTGACGGCGGCACCCTCCGTAAATCAGATCGTCCGCGTCGCCTCTGAAGCCCGGCACGTTCTCCTCTACGGTACGCACGATGTAAGCGGTTCTTATAACCCGCTCCTCATCAGGTGGTGCAGCCAAGAAGACTTCACGGACTGGACGCCCACCAACATCAACAACGCAGGCGACTACCCGCTGCCCAGCCGAGGCTCCGAAATCAGGGCCGTCAACCGGGTCCGTGACAAGACCGCCATCCTGACCGACAGCGACCTCTACATCCAGTCCTATATCGGAGGCAATGACGTCTTTGGCTTTGTAGCTGCCGGTGAGCAGTGCGGCGTCATCGCCCGGAACGCGGCCATCGAATACCGTGGCGTCCTGTACTGGATGTCCGACAACGGTCAGTTCTATCAATACGACGGGCGCGTCCAACCCCTTCCCTGCACAGTCCTCCGCTACGTCTACGAGAACCTTGACTCCAACAATCTAGACAAAATCTACGCGGGCGTCAACTCCACTTTCGACGAGATCATCTGGTTCTATCCGTCCACTTCCACGCCCGATGGCGAGAACGACCGCTATGTCATTTACAACACATCTGAAAAGCACTGGACTATCGGTTCTATGGCCCGCACGGTCTGGGAAGACACAGGCTCCTTCGACTACCCGCTCGCCATCAATGCTACTCCAAGCAATGTCTACTACCAAGAATACGGCTACACTGCCGATACGTCGGCCCTCGCAGCCAACCTTGAGAGCGCCTACTTCGATACGCAAGACGGCAACACCATCATGTTCGCCAACAAGTTCGCCCCCGACTTTGGCAACATCTCTGACAACACGCCCTACTCGGGAACTCTTAAGGTATCCTTAATAGCTCGCAAATATCCGGGCGGCGCCCTTACCACCAAAGGTCCCTTCGACGTGACGGGCACGACCCAAAAAGTCTCCACCCGCTTGAGGGGCCGTGAGTTCGCCATCCAAATCCAGTCCTCGACTTCCTCCGACTTGCCTTGGCGCATGGGCCAGTTCCGCATGGCCATTGAGCCGGACGGCCTGCGATGACCCGGCGTAT